TGCGCAGCCGGTAGTCGCCATCCGATAGCCCGGCCCGTTCGACGCCAACGATCTCGCCGTACCCGTCCAGCTGCACGCCCTCCGCTGAGACCAAGGTGCGCTTGGTGAAGAGTTCTTCGAAGACGTCCTCGACGCCCATGCCGATCTTGTCGAAGCTCAAGCCTTCCTCCCGTCGAACTGGTCGACCATGATCCCAAGGAAGTCCTCGTGACTATCCTTCTGGAACTGCGTGAGGAGCCGGCCCTGAGACTCAGCGACGTGCGTAGACTTCCGCGGCAGGAACGGCACGGACTCGGGGAGCGACGTCAAAAACTCAGACGTCTCGACGGCGACGTTGGCGAACACGAGATCTTCGGCCGTAACCTCGAGCGTGTAGGATGTCCCTTCGTCAAGCGGGGTGTCTCGCACGATGTCGACGCGGCGCCCGTCTGTGATGGCGGTGTGGGTGCCCGCCCATCCGGACTGAATCGTGCCACCGATTACAGCGAACTCGGCGAGCTCCACGATCTCGATGTCCACCGAGGTTGCGTCAACGCCGGAGATGTCCGTAATCTCGACGAAGACTTCGAGCCCCGCGGCAGGAACCTCGGACCCGTTGGCCGGCTTCTGGATGTCAACGGTGGGCGCCGTCTCGTCATCCGTACCGAAGAAGAAACCAGTGAGCGTGAAGGGCCCCGTCTGCGCGATGTCGTCGATGTCCTGCGGGAACGTAATCGTAACGGTTGTTCCCTCGGGCATGTCCGAGATGGGGCGCATGCGAAGCACTAGCTGATCGGTCCCGACTCCGCCTATGCTGGCGTCGAAGCCGTCGAACGCTGCCTGAATCACACCTGCAACGATCGCATTCTGCACGGGGTCGCTCCCGTACTGGATGTCAACGTAGAGCGTCGCATCGTCGATGACCTCAGTCCCGACGGAGTGCGTGATCGTCATGTCGATCGGCCGGTCGACGGCGACGGACCCGGCCCCGTTTGATGGGTCTGTCCCTGTGACTGTGATCGGCATGCTACACCGCCACCGCTGCAACGACGATATCCGACGTGTCCCAAGTCGAGACGCCGTCCGGGTCGATCACGATGTCCGCCGAACCGACCGCCGGGCCCGGAGTTCCGATCTCGATCCGCGTGACGTTGACCACACCGGCGACTGCGAAGATCGCGCAGTACAGGGCGCTGATGAAGACGTCCGTTCCGATGCCCAGCGCATCCCCGAACAGGACGATGGCCGCCTTCACCTGGTCGTCGCCGTCCACGGCGTAGGACGAGTCGGTCTCTACGTCGACCTCGACCGCGATCGGCACAGGAACCGGCCGAGAGAAGAAGACGGTTTGCGCGTCCCCGTTGTCGTCGACGACCCCGACGGACACGGACCCGAAGAGCTCAATCCCCGCGCCCCCGATGTCCCACAGCAGATCGGCGATGTCCTGGTCCGTCCCTCCCTGGACCACGGCTTCCACCGAGTGACCCGGGCGGCCGAACGAGTCGACCTCGTCGTTACGATTCTGAAACACGAAGACGGCAGTCACGCCAGCAACGTCGTTAAGCAAGCGCGCTCGGATGGCGCCAGGTGTTCCGGACCCGACGATCTGTAGGGACTGCGAGCGGCGGACGCGGAGGTCAGGATCCGTTTCGAGGTCGCGGCCGAGCTCCGCGTCGTTGCGGTTCATGCCGGCGAATCGCTCAAGCGGAAACCCGCACTTGGTCGCGACATCGCCGCCCACGACCTTGATAGCTGACCCGGGCCCGTCCGTGTCGCTCTCGTAGTGTATGAACCCGTCCGAGCGGACGAACATCGACAGGCCTGTGGTGTTCGCGAGAATGACCGCCACAACCTCGGCGGCCGTCGCAAGGTCGATGTCGACAAAGTCGCCGGTGGTGACCACGACGGTCTGAAGGGTGCCGTCGTCGGCCTCGATCTGGAACTCGTCCAGGTCGTCGAGGTCGAACGTACCCAGGGTGCTGTTGACCCCCGCAGCCTTCGCCACCCACCCGACGACCGGTGTCTTGATTGTGTCCAGCGAACCCGCGTTCGCGACAACAGGCCCGGTGTCCGATGACTGCGCCTCGACTGCGATCAGCCGTTGCTCGCCGGCCGCGTTCACCGCGTCAGCCAGCGTCTCGAACTGCGCGCCCGCGTCGCCGATGCTGACGATACTGCCGGTCAGGGCGGTAACGCCGCTGTCCAAGTTGAGGAGCAGGGGCACGAGGGACGGCAGCGGAGTCAGGCGCCGCACCCCGACGAGGTCGCACACGTTGTCGAGTGCTTCATCGACAGCCGAACTCGGATACTGCGAGCGGTAGACCGCGGCCGCAACCTCCCATAGCTCCGCAGCCACGGCGCTGATGATGCCGGTGTAGTTCCCCGCCACTGAGTCGGCCGACGTGTCGAAGGCGTCCCCGAACCGGGCGCGCAAGCGCACCACCAGCTCGTCGAAAATGTCCTGCTGAGTCTTGAGCACAAACCCGGTCGATGTGACGCCGAAGGCCATGTCAGTCTCCTACCACGAATCGCACGTCGAAGTTGATTGGCTCGTCAAGTCCAGCGTGCACGCAGGACCCGAAGACGCGCAGGTTGCGGGTGGGTCGGTCGAACTCCAGATCCAGAGAGATCACGGACTCAACGCCGGGGGTCTCCGCCAGTGCCTCCCGATAGAGAGACGCGATCAGGGGCAGCGGCGTCCCCTTGCGCAGGATCACGCCTATGTAATCCAGGCCGGTATCGAGGTCGAGGAACCACTCGCCCTTGAAGAAGCGCAGCCGAATCACGATCTTCTGGGCGGTGGCCAGGACGCCGGTCACGAGCGTCAACCCGCCGTCGGTGTCCAGCTCGCCCTCGTCTGTCAGCAGAAAGTCAGTCACTCTTCACCACCTTTGAGCCGACAGGGTTGCCCGGGGTGCCCGGAGCAGGGATGGCGAACACGCTCGCTGGAGGACCTGCGTGTGCCGCAAATGAGTTGTAGACCCCGGCGTTAGCCCCCACCGTCGCCAGCAGCGCGTCGATCTGCGCCTGAAGGTTCGCGATCTCCGTGTCCACCTTGCCCGCCAGGGCCAGCGCGTCCGCCGGATCCTTGCTGCCCAGGCAGATCAAGCCGTCGGGCGTCAGGTGGATCTGAACGCCGCCGTCCTTGCCCCATACCGCATTTTTTGCGTGGACGTCTTTGAACGCTCGAGCGTACGCCTGGCCGCCCGGCAGAAACACCGCGTCGCTGATGTTGTGGTGCCGCCTGAAGAAGGCGTCCACCTCGGACCCGTCGCCGCCCAGCCACCTATCGATCGCTCGGTCGCAGACCAGCGCGATCCCCTCGTCACCCTTGGCCGCAGGGAACGAGGAGAAGAAACCACCCCCGCTCCAGATGCAGATGGGGACATCCGTCACAACGGGCACCGACTGAGGCGCCTCACCCTGTAGTGGTTGCTCCGTGATGAGCGGCTTCACGTCGACGCTGTTGTCGTCCACGTTGACGGCCTCGACACGGCACGGGACAGCAACGCGCAGCTTGAAGGTTCCGCGGTCGACGGCGTCCTTGATGATCCTGGCCCATGTGGGGTTCGCTCCGGCGGTCATAGTTGCTTGACCTCCAGATCCGCGAACCAGTCGTCCTGGTCGGTCGAGCCGCTGTACTGCCCTTTTTCAATTCGGAAGAAGGCGTTGACGTCCCTGGACTCGACCTTCACCTTGCGGCCCGGCAGCAACCCGCGGCGCAGCAGCGAGCGAAGTTCGATGCGCCGCTTCTCAGCCCGGACCGGCGAACCGATGAGCCCGGTGGACGGAGACAGCAGCGCAGCAACCTCGTTCGAACTCGTCTCATCGTCGCCCAGCAGCTGGATCGCGCCGTCCTGGATAGACGTCCGGTAGCCCAGCGAGTCAGCGATCTCTTCGAGATTGTCGTAGGCCGAACCGGAGAGCACACGGCCCGCCAGGAACTCCTCGACGTTGTCTGCGATCCCCTTGATCCCGCCTTCCTTGCCCTTCAGGATCACGTTCCCAATGTCTGCCCCGACCTCTTTCGCGGCGGCCGTCAGCACGTCCTTGATCTTAGCCCCCTTACGGAAGGACAGCGCCACCCGGGAGCGGCGGATCGCGTTGGCTCCGTCGCCTGATTCGATCGTGGTCACCCAATCGCCGCCGTCGCGAACGTGCTGGACGTTCGTCATGTCACCCACGAAGAGCGTTTCCAACCGGTTACCGTACCCGGCGCGGAGGGATGTAGGCACGTCCTCGTCCGTCGACAGCCCGTCGCGCTTCCGCTTCGGGAGATTGAAGACAGTGATTGTCGCCGTGTTGTGCTCGCGAGACAGGGACCGCTCAACCTCGAACGCCATATCGTGCTCGCGGATCAGGGTGCCGCCCAGGTTGAGCTCATAGCTTCGGCCAATGAGTTCCGTCACGACGACAACCCCGCAAGCTCATCGGCGTCCAGGTAGACGATCGCGTGCGAGTCCCCAAGGTCCGTCTCGGCGGGCTCCCTCTTCGGGCTGGACACCTGCGTGATCACCATCTCACCAAGGGGGCGAGACGATTCGGCCAGGAGGCTGAACAGCGGGAACCCTGTCACGACGGCCAGCCCCGAGCGGATGGCGTTGCCGTCGGAGTCCAGGAGGTCCACAAACCACTGCTGCGCGCGCTCGCTCCAGACCCATACCAGCTGGAACACGACGCCGTCGAGGGTCACCGAATACTGGTACCGCTGGAACTCCGTCTCAATCGCTAGTTCGAGCGCCGCCATCAGCCGATCCCCGTAACGTACGACAGGACAGATTGCCCCGCCGCGTCCGCGTTGTCTGCGCTCGCCTCGGTCGACTCCTGTCTTCCTGCCTTCTCGCCGGGCTTGGCGCGTTTCACCTCGGTCACGGGCGCGGCGACGTCCTGAGAATCAGCGCGGCGCAGCTCAACGAACGTGATCTCGAAGTCCATCGCGTCGCCGGTGGTGCCGTCTTCGGTGTTCGAGAGGGATTCGATCACCATCTGCGTGTAGATGCGCTTCGGGGTCTCTACGGCAACCACGGTTCCGAGCTTCTCCAGGATCCGCTGATATGCCTCTTCGGCACGGTCGGCCGGCTGCTGTGCCTTCTGGTCTGCCGTGAGAAGGGCTGAGTTGCTCACGACGCTGCGCAACGTGTATGTCGCGGGGTCGCGGCGGATGTGGTCCGTCACGTCTGCGCCGGTCTCGACCTTGTGCCGGGTAACCGTGTTCGTGTCGGTCATGGTCCGCTGGAGATCGGCGTCAAAGTCGATGAAGTCGAACGAGAGCACACCGCCGAATATGACGCGGGTGGGCATTACTGGGCCGGCTCCAGGCTCAGCTGTTGAGCCGTGCGTCGCAGGTTGCGATCTGAGGTCCGCGCGTTGCGCCGGACAGCCCCACCGATGGCGCCAGCCTCGCCGCTCGGGGCGTTGATCGTTGTGTTGTTCGTCTGGTTGACGACGGTGGATGTGGTCCGGGCTCCCGCCGACGCCACGCCACCGGCCGCAGCCGAACCACGGAAAGCCCTTGGCAGGTTGCGGGTAATAGTTCCTCCGCCGCCAATGATGTTACCCAGTGGCCCGACCCTCCTGGAAAAGCTCTCAACCTGAAACATGGCTTCGTTCAGGCTCTTGAGCGCGGCGTCGACCGCTGCGTTCACGGCATCCCATGCTGCCACCGCGTCCTTGGCTACGGTCACGAACCACGGGTCATCGCCGCTGACCGGCTCCCGCAACGACTCAATGAAGGCGTCCCACTGCGTAATCAGGCTACCGATCACGGACCGGCCGCCCTTGCCCATCTCTTCGAGGTCGTCGATCACTGCCGCGATCAGCCCGATGACCACGGCGATCACGATCGGCCAGATCCCGAAGGCGGCAACCAGAAGCCCCACGACGACAAGCAAGGCGATGAACGCGGCGCGCATGGGACCGATGCTTTTGACGATGAACGCCGACGCACGGGCGAAGGCGGTCGCCAGGTTGCCGACGAACCTGCCGAGGCGGCGCATGAAGGGCAGAAGCTGCGACCGGATGGCGGGCCCGTTCGCCTTCGTCCACTCGATCAGCGCCTTGCGTGCGCTGTTGAAGGCCGGGAGCAGCCCCTTTGCGATCGTGTTTTTGATGCCCTGAAGGGCGGTATCCAGGCGCAGCTGGTCGTCAATGAACTGGACCGAGGCGTCAACGACATCTGTCCCAAGCACACCGCCCAGGGACCGGAACTCTTTGCGCTGCTCTCGGATGGCTCCCGCGCCGTTTTTCAGGACGTTGATCATGTTCGCGCCACTGCGGCCGAACAGATCCGACGCGATACGAACGCGGGCGGTCGGGTCCTCGATCCCCTTGATCCCGTCGGCCACTTCCTCGAAGAGCTGCGGCGCCGTCTTCAGTTTCCCCTGGGCGTCGCGGATGTCGATCCCGAGAGAGTCGAACCCACGCGAAGACTCGCCGAGCCCGATCGCCGCTTCGCCTGCGCGCTTGGATAGCTCTTTGAGGCTCTTCGAGAACTGGCCGGCGGAAACGCCGCCGAGCCCAGCGACGAACCCCAGCTCTTGGAACTCGTCGCGGGCAATGCCGAACTGGCCCGCGGTCTTGTCGATGGTGTCGCCGAGCTTCGCGACCTGGACCGTGATGGCTGCGAGCTGCTGGCCCGCCTTGATCCCGGCGAAAGCGATGGCGAGCGCGCCGGCTGCGCCGCGGAGATCCTGAAGTGAGCCCAGGACGTTGCGGAAGCCCGCGCCGTCAGTCTTGATCCCGAGAGAGACGAGAAACTCTTTTATGACCATGCCCGTCTACCTCCCGCGTTCCTTCTCCGCCCTCTCCTGCGCGTCCGCAATCTCGTCCAGGACCTCGTTAGCGTCGAGCGCATCCCCCAGATCCCAGTGCGTATCGAGCTCCTGAAGCGTTGCTTTTCCCTCCGCCCAGATCCGCCACATCAGCCAGGGCTTGTCGTCGTGGTCTCGTTCGTCGCCCCGGCCTCGTCCCCCGCCTCTTCGGCGTTCCGTGCGGCGAGACCCGCGAGCAAAGGGCTGTATTGCGACTTCAGGGCCCAGACGAACCACAGAAGCATCCCCATGTCTCGCGCGAAGAAATGATGCTCGAACATCGGTGCAAGCTCGGTCCATTGCCCCGCGCCCTGCTTTGCCTCGCACACCTCCGCCATGTCCATCATCGTGGCCCACAGCGTTTCCGGGTCCAGATTCTGGGCGACCGTCCCGAAGAAGTCAGCACCAGCCTGCGCGATTTGCTCGGCCGCGTCGCTCGCCGAGTCCACGCCGGGGGCGAGCACCTTCATGATCCGCGTCAGCACCCACATCGACTTGCGGACGCTCAAGTGCTTCATCCGATAGGACCAGCCGTCGATCTCGGTCTGATAGCTTTCGAGCTGGCTCACGTCAGGATGCCGCCGTAGTTTTCAGCCAGCGTCTCCATCCGGATCGGCCACACGCGGGTGCCTGCCTCGCGGGCATAGCTGGCAGGCGCCGGCTTCTGGACCCACGCCAGACCGGCCAGGACCGTAGCCCCGTTCAGGTCGAGCGCTTCGAATGCGACCGGAAGCCCGGTGGCGAGCCCAGTCTGCCGCACAGCGTTGAGCTGGTCGTTCGCAAGCGAACTCTGCTCGGTGGTGAGCGTCGCGGTTGCCCGGGGGTCGTTCATCCTGCTGCGGGTCACGGAACCATCTGTGCCGGCCCGGTCAGAATAATCGTCGGACTCTTTCTCGAACTCGAAGAAGTCGCCATCAGCGAACCCCTCGATCGGCTGGCCACCGAAAGAGATCTTGAGGTCTCGCGCGTTGTAGGTCGAAGTCATGGTCTGGCCTCCGGTCGCTGGCTTACAGCGAAAGCGTGACGGTGATCGGGATCACCTTGTGAATGGCGCCCGCGAGCTTCGCCTGAAGGACGATGTCCGGGAGGATGCGATTCGCCTTGTCGTTGTCGGACACGTCGGACGCACGCGGGAACGTGAGGATGAACGGGTCCAGAATGTCGTTGTCCTCGTCGTACGGGTCGGGGGACAGGTAGCCCTGCGTGATGCCCTCGTTCGCCTGGGCGCGAACCTCTGCCACGACGAGCCCGATCCCTGCATCGGTGTATGGGATTTTCTGCAGCGTCGCAATCAGGGCAAAGACGCGCTCCTGAAGTCTGGCCTTCAGCCAGTGCGAGCCGCGGATCGTGTCGATGAACTGGCCGGACGCCATCGTGCCTTCGCGAAGGAACCCGACGCCGCCCAGGCGGTCGTAGTGGTTGACCTTCTTGGCGTCCATGTTCGCGATCTCGGTCGTGCTCCACGAACTGGTCGTGATGCCGGACAGCCGCTTTCCGTTGACCGTGGCGCTCCCCGGGTCGGTCGGGAGGATGCGTCCGAGCACTCCGGCGCCCATGTAGGCGCCTTCTTCTCGGTGCGCCCACAGAGAGGAGTTCGCGTAGGAGTTGGAGAAGAGGACGTCTCCGATGTCCACCGAAGGCGGCACCGTGTCCGGGGCATCCTGGACGCTGCCGTCCGCGCTCTGGGACACGAAGATCTTATCCAGCGTGCTGACCCATCCGGCCGCGGCTTCGATCTCGTCGGGACTCTCCGATGTGAGCGTGAGCCCGTACCAGTCGTCGTCGGCAGCCAGCACCGCGGCCAGGTCCGTCGCGATGCCCGGGTCCGCCGTGGTGTTGAGCTGCGACATGGTCGCTTCCGGCTCGTTGTCGGTGAAGATCAGCAGCGTGTACAGGTCGCCGGCGACGTCGGCCGTCAGCGTGAACGTCCCATCAGCCGCGCTGTCGTCGGAGGTGACAGGCTCCGAACCCGCGTTGATTGCCGCGTCGAGTCCTGCCGCGATGTCGATCGGGTCCGCGGTCACAGCCGTGAACGAGAAAGCCTCGCCGTTGATCTCGACCGTGTAGGTTACGCCGATGAATCCAGCGTCCACCGTAATCAGGTGCGACATGGTCGGGACCAGCGCGAACCGGCCGACCTTATACTGAACAACGTTCGGGGCCTGCGCCAGAAGCGACTGAGCCGCGCGCACGTGCGGGCTGTCGGCCGCGAACCCGTCCGACTGCATGTCCGCGATCCCAGTCGCCGCCGTGTAGGTCTTCACCCTCTCCGCGATGGCGTCGGTGTACCCCGCGATCATGGCCGTGCCGAAGCCGGCCTTTTCGAGGGGACTGGTCTGCAGGTTGATGTTGACGACTACGACGCTATCCAAGCTCATGGCGTTACCTCTGTCTCGTAGGTTTTGGAGATGTCGATCCCGCTCACATCACCCGTGACGGCGATCTGTTCCACGTAGCCAGTGCGGCGCCCGGAGACGGACGTAACGCGCACGATGAAGTCCTGCACGGCGCTGTGGATGTAGGCGTCGTTTGCGACGTCAGGAACGGCGATGGCCGCCCCGTCTGGGTTCAGGACCACGCTCCGATCGGGAATGGCCGTGCGCAGCGCGTCGTTGACGCTTTCGTGCTCAAGCGCCGTAGCAAGGTCGCTGACCGCCTGCAGTGGCGTCGTGATGTCGTTCGGGGCCCCGTGGAAGGTGACCGACAGCCCACGCTCGCGCGGCCCGATCTTCTCTTCGAGGAGCTCTTCCCCGAGCGCCTGGCCGTCGTCGAACGTGCGCTTGGTGCTGTCCGTGAAAGACGTTCGGATATCCCCGGTCAGCCACGCAAGGCGGACGTACGGGTAGGCGTCGCGGGTGACCTTCTGGCCCGTCCACAGAATGGGCGGAGCTCCGCCGGGGAGGCTCGCAAGCTCGGTCTCTACGAAGTCGTAGAGCGCGTCCTTCACTGCGTTCCAGTCGACACTCATGGTTGCACCTGGACCCGGACCGCAAGCGCATGCCAGTAGCCGCCCTGGTCGCTGTAGTCGTCGATGCGGAGCGCCTCGTAGGTGACGCCGTTGGCACGGGTGAGCCTGTCGGGGAGCCGGCCGCCCGGGTCATCTGCCCCGATGAGCTCCGCCCGCGAATGAAAGCTCCGGATGTCATTGTGCCGGATCCCGTCGGGGAGCCGCTGGACCTGGTCGCCTGGCGCAGGGTAGCTGCTCATCACGATACCTGGCGTCAACGTCTCCGGGCCCGCGGTGACGATGCCCTTGACGGACGTGGGCACGGACTGCCGGCGCAGTGTGACGGGCTCGGGGAACGCGTCGATGGCGCACGACACACTCACGTGTTCACTACCTTGCTGGCGATGGACTGGCGCAGATCTCCGGTGGCGACAAGTGGCGTCGTGGACTCTTTCCCGAAGCGTCGCTTTTTCGCCTTCAGGGTCGAGTCTTCGAGTCGTGGCTTGATCCCGTCGGAGATCTTCTTTTGGACGTCACCGACAACCTGGAGTCCCATCGCGTCGAGTGTCTTTCGAATCCCTGCCGGGTCGCCGCCGAACCGCTTGATGAAGTGCTCGAACATGCGCGCGTACTTTCGGCGATTCTCGATGATGGTCGCGCGGAGAAAGGACCGCGACGGGATGCTGCCGTCTCGGCGCCCGAATTCGTGAACGGCGGCCAGCAGGACGTTGTCAATCCCCTCGTCGTCCTCACGCTGCGCGCCGTCGCCAAACACTCCGATGTGCACCGCAGCGCTCTTGGGCTTCTGAAAGCCCTTCAGGAGCTTGTCCAGCCCGAAGTCTGTTTCGGTCACGGGCATCAGCAGATCCTCGCCCCGAAGATCAGACGGCGCTTCGACATGAACTGGCGCCCGTACTTCGACAGCGACAGCCAGTAGTCACCCTCGTCGGTGCCGGACGCGTACGCCTTCGACTGCGGCCCCACCTTCTCAGACGTGATGTTTCCGCGCCCGTCCTGCTCGTCGCGGGTCCAGTCCCAGACGGTGTGCGCGGCGTACAGCAGCACCGCCTCTTTGTATTTCTTCCCCCACGCGGACTCACTGATCCAGCACGAGGCGTCGTCGAGCGCCGGCTGGACCACGTCCAGGACGTCGACCGCGTCGAACTCCGGGAACTTGTCCTGAAAGCACTGGATCAAGGTAGCCGCGGACGTCGTGAACCCGAACGGGAACGAGGTGAAGTTCCCGGACTGGGGGCCGGTGGTCCAATTCAGATTGTACGTGGTCGTGGTCACGGGACGAGGTCCCCCGCGTCGAGCTCGCCGCTGTAGTCGGTCTCGTAGTCGAGGCGCGCGTCCCGCTGGATGACGTACCGGAACCCGTCGGTGATGACCGTGATCGATACCTCGGTCCAGCCGGCCTGCACCACACCCGCCAGGACAGCGTCCTCATACGTGTTGTCGGTCACCCGCTTCAGGCGGGCGTTGATGCTGGATTGGTCCACGCCGCTTGCGTCGGTGAACTCGAACGTCCACACGAACGGGTTGGCCTGCACGTCGGTGGCACTGTCAGCCGGGTCAGGGTTCCCGAGCACGGGCGGCTCGGAGTCTGCCGCGGCCGTCGTGAAGCTATAGTTCTGGTTGTAGGGTCCGCCGAGTACGTCATCATCGACGGTTGTAGAGATCGGGATCCCTGTCTCTGCGTCCAGATCGGAGTCAGGGTTAATCGTGACTGAAAGCGTCGGCGTACCGTCGCCCGTGATCGTGCCGGTGTACCCTGCCTGAAATACGCCGTTGAGGATCGCTTGAGGTGGGCCCACGCTGACACTGAGTGTCGAAGTATCCAGGTTGTCGCCGCCCGCCAGCACAAGGTCGAAGGCGATACCCGTGGAGATAGCGACCCCGGTAGCGTCGGCCGCTGGATCTTGATTCGCAAACGACACACCGGACGCCGCTGCGGCAGTCGTGAAGTCGTACGGCGTCGGCAGCCACGGGCCGTCAAGGTTTCCGTTGTTGATGTCCGCGGTCACCTCGGTCAAAGTGCCGCCCGGCAGAGGCGCCCCGCTCGGGTCCAGGACGATAACGATCGTGTCCGTCCCATCTCCGGACAGGTTTGCGGAGGGGCCGTCGAAACCAGAGTCAACCACGCCGTTGGAGACCGCAGCGACGGCACCGACTGTCATCTGTAGCGAAGACAGGTCGAAGCTCTCGCCCGCATTCTGCGCGTCGATCGTGACCGAGATCAGCCCGGCCGGGTCAACGTCGGTCGCTCCTGGCGCTGGCGAGTGGCTCGTGAAGACAGGGTCCGTTACGGGCGCGGCGGCCTCTGTGACGAACGAAATCACCTCTGAAAACGGAGCGCCACCGCCTGACTCGT